ACACGACGCTCTTCCGATCTATTGAGCAATTTGGATTTGTCACCCAATAATTAATTCTCCATGGAACAAAACAATCCAATGAATATAAAAAGAGTGCGTAAGCTATGACACCCATGCACTCTAAAAGGAGATCTATGTCTATTAAAAAGATAAATTACACTTTGAAAATACGACAAAGCATATGTAAAGTTTCAATATCTTCTTTAGGAAGAGTCACATTTACATATTCTTCATCATCCATATCACAATCTACGCAATCATGATGACAACAGCAATCATAACAATTACCTAATTCTAGGTCATCTGCGAAATCGTCATATTCATCGTCAACATTTTCTTTTAACTCAACAAAGTAAGTTTTAGCAGTTTCTACTTGTGGTAAAAGTGCTCTATTACATTCGTCAAGAATATAAGTTGCATCTGCTTCATTCAGAAGATAACCGTCTTTTCGTTTAGCAGGTTCAACCCAGATTTCAGGCGTATCATGATTACTGATTCTTGCGCATAACGTAATTATAAATTCATCTTCATATCCATCAATCTCAGGATCATGAAAATTTATATTAGCAAGCTCATAATCATAGTCAGCAAGAAGATTAATAATTTTTCTTGCATTGTCATATTTTGCAAAGATTGAAATATCTACAGATTCATCTGACTTAGATGCATAATATCGTCTATTAAATTCAGAATCCATAGATTCACAGAATTCATAAATATCTTCAAAACAAATAGTTGGAATTTTATTCATATAGTCAGCCCTCTTATTTTATGCTGTTTGTTGTAAATAGAATCTTTTATCTAATATTTCCTCTATATTATCAAAATCCCAATACCAAATTTCTAATAATTCAATATTATGAGATTTTGCATATTCTCGTTTACGTCGATCATGCTCTTGTTGTTTTTTGAATCTTTCGGGAAACATCTTATAAGCACTACCATCATGAAATTCTCCTTGATATTCAATGAGAATATTCATTTTATCTAAATATATATCATAGGATAACAAACCATCATTAATACCTTTTAGATCATCAAATGAATATTGAAATATATAACTTATGTTATTCGTTTCTAAATAATTAATAATTCTTTGTTCTCCTTTTGTTGGAGTTACGCAATGTGGACATCTTTGACCAGCTATAAAATTATGTGGCGTTTTTAAGAATGTTATCCCACAAACATTATGATAAAATAATACATTTTCATTTGTACCTTTATAATCGCTTATAATTTTATATTCGTCACCAACAAGATCAAATATTTCTTGATTTAATTTGTCTGTTGATTTTAAATGTTGTAATCGTTTTCGTTTACTTACACATTCTGGATTTTGGCATCTACAATTACGTTTAAAAAATTTATTTTGTTCAACTTCATAAATTGAATTACAATCATTATGCCTTAATTTTAATATACAGCGATTCGATTTTTTGAAAATATCCAATAATGTATATTCATCACCAACTGTTTCAGAAATTTTTCGTTTATATTTCTCAAAATGTTTTTGACGAAATTCTTCTTGAGTTAATCCAGTTTTATGACAATTATGCCAATTTAATAATTTATATTCTCTCTCACATAATTTGCAATTATGTTTATTTCGTTTAAATGATGCGTAAGAAACTTGCTGAACACCCGCATCTTTATGTTTGTTACATATAAAATCTAATTTTGTATTTACATTTTTATATGTAGCAGATATTAATTCGTAATCTTTTTCTTTAAAATCTTTTTTAATCAACTCAATTTTGTTATCCATATCGTAACATCCTCCTTCGTAACAGTGTCATGAAATAAGATATGTGTCTTTTACCTCATTCCATTTTTGTAAGTTTTTATTTAAAAGTTCATTTTTGACAAATAAAAAGACCAGAAACCCTTTTGATTTCTGATCCGTATCAATCCTTACAACTGGACTACCATTTTCAATTAAATAATTTGCTAATCGTTTACTTTTACAAACAAACATACATAAACCTTCTAATATTTTATTTATTGTTTACTAATTCTTTTAAATTTTTGCTAGACCTGAATTTGGGAACTTTACATGCAGGAACTAAGATGGCATTTCCGTCTTTAGGATTTCTAGCCTGTCTCTCAGCTCTTTCAACAACTTCAAATGTTCCAAATCCAACAATAGAAAGTTTCTCACCTGCTACTAAAGCATTTGTAATTACTTTAACCACAGCATTAATAGCTTCCTCAGAATCTTTCTTTGTCCATTCTGTTTCTTTTGCAACTGCATCTACAAATTCAATTTTTGTCATTTTTAAACCTCTTTCTTCTATGTATTTATACTAAAATAGGAGAGTAGCGGCGTACTCTCCATGTCAATTAATCCAATTACAAATTGGTCTGTACTAGAAAAATAATCTAGCTCAATACTAATTTAAAATTACTTTGTACGTTTCATCATGTCCGTAGATTTCGTGTATACTATATATATTTACAGCAGCCTTGCTACCTTTCATAAGTGAATCAGAATATGGATCACTTCCTACGAATGATGGATTAATTAGCACTTCACAATCTGCACAACATCCTTCACCAACAGTTATTTGTTTTCCTGCGTGAAAATGTCCTAAAATTAAAATATCTACAAATTCTCTACGCATCATAGAAATATCTTTAATTGCTGATTCAATGTTTTTAATCTGGTGTCCATGCATGGCAACAATATTATACCCATTGATACTAAATGCTACATATTGTTTTCCTTCTTCTGCAAGATGAACAATAATACGATTGTTATTGGCACATAAATCTTTAACATAATTTCCAATCAGATATTCCATATCTTCATCCATTAACTCATTTGCTTTCGCACCTAATGCACGTATCTGTGTATGATTAGCTGATGGGGTATGATAATATTCAATCTGTACATAAGCAGATAATGTATTTAACATTTGTGCAATCAATCTACAAATTTCCACACATGATTTGACGACTGTACTATCATTTATTTTTAGATCAGTTAAATGAATAAGTCCTTGTAACACATCACCTGTACATAAAACATGTAACTTATGTAGCTTATGTGATTTGATAAAATCAATCATATAAGATGTAAGATAGAATAATCTTTCTCTTGTGATTTCTGGTGAATAAATATTATTTTCGCTTACGAATGAAGCCCCGTAATGCAAGTCGCTGAGGTTTAGAATATATTCACGAGAATTATTGTCTTCATAACTTACAATATCTTCAAATTCTGGTAATGGTAATGTATTAATAACATTTCCAACATACTGATAGTACAACTCTTGTCGAGATTCACTTCTATCTAAACGATTTCTTTCAATATTAAGAGTTTGAAGTTTAATCTGTTCTTGACGACATTCTTTAATTTTCTTATCCAATTCAGCTAACTGTTTACTTGAATCTGAAAATTTCTTTCTATTTGCATCTAACATTTTATTAAATGATTGAAATTTTTTACGGTATGTAGATTCACCATAATCTTGATTTAATAATGTATTTAAAATTATAGCAACATCATTCCAAGATCCAATAGAATCCTTATCTGAACATACTCTATAAATTAATTCTTCTGGTGTTTCACCGTCTAATCTTTTATATGACTTTATATCATTCACCGCCCAACTTATTCTTCTTCTGGAAGATCTTTAGTGATTTTAAAATCAATTGTTTCTGTTCCTTCTGGAAGAGTATCAATTACTTCCTGAGTCACATCTGCACCTGTATCAGTGTCGATTAAATGAAGATCTTTTAAAGAAATATTTTTAAGCTGGATATTAATTTTGCGTGGATTGAGCTTTTCTGGTGTTTCGTTAATTTTGATCATGTTTTCTTCTCCTTGAAATTTATATATTTGCAATAAAATAGAAGAGTAGTGATAACCACTCTTCCTAGATAATTTCGTCTAAACTTTTAATAATTCTATCTGCTACTTTGTACTCGATAGCTTCTTTTGCAGATAAATACCAGTCATTTTCAAAGTTTTCATAGAATATATCTTCTGGTATATTTGTTCTTGATAATACAAATTTACCAAGTTCATCAATTTGTCGTTGATAATTTAAAATAGCAGCAACTACATCATTATAAGAACCACTAAATTGTCCTGCTCCTTTATGAATGAGGAATTCAGCAGAAGGTAGAGTTAGTCGTTCATGACAAGCAAGATAAATAAAACATCCACTTGAAGCCGCCATACCGACATTTACTCCAACGACAGGAGTTTGACTAAGTGAGATTGTATCAACAAGACAATTATTTACTTCTAAATCTCCACCAGGACTAAAGAATACAACTTTAATTTTAGTACGTTCATTAATAGGAATGTTCTTTTGTTTATCTTCAAAATTCCATTGCATAATCATTTTGGCATATTCCAATGTCATAGTGGTAATCTCATCGTCAATCCAGATTATTCTATTTTCGTAATTTTTATAAAATTGAAGTAGAGATGGATCTGGTAATTGAAGGTTTTCTGCATTTTGTGGAATAGCAATATCAAGATATGCTGTATCTGCTTTTTTTTTATTTGTCATAGGCTATAATACCTCGATTTTCGTAATATTTTTATAATGAAATTTTTGTTCCGCTATTAACGGCAACAACTTTTGTAGATTTTAAGCAATCTGCAATTGCATTTTCTAAGTCATGTTTAAATTCTATTTTATTTGAATCACTATGAACTAAATAAATCTTCTCGCAATTGATAGATTTGTAATAATTTAGCATCTCATTTCTTTGCATATGACTTGAGAACGATTTCAAATCGTAAATTTGTGCTTTGTTTTTATAAGGTTTACCATTAATATTAATTGTTTTATGGTCTTTTCCATATTTTATCTTCCAAGCTAACGTATTTTCGCCTGAGTAGCCCATAAATAATATACAGTCATTTTCATTTGGCAAAATACTTTGTGTCCATTTTACAGATCGTCCTGCTGTCAACATTCCAGAACTACTTAAAATAATTTTTGCACTTTTATCTGCAATAGCAGCTTTACTGGATTCTGGTTGAATAACTCTTTTAATATTATTCCATGACATTATTTCATCAAATAATTCTTTTTTCTCTCCATCTAAAATAGAAGAATAACAATCTAAAAGTCTATTAGCCAACGGGCTGTCAATTAGAATTGGTATTTTAAAATTTGCATCTTTACCAAATAATGAGTATAATATAGTGGCTCAGTTGTCAAGACACAAATTCAATCTTTTTATAATGAACTGATATACATAGTTGATAAAGGGGAAGGATACTTCCCCACTAGGCTGCATAATCAATCAACAGTGCTGGATAGTAGAAGGACGCTGGAGT